CTGGTAACAAAAACCCCGCAATAGAGGTTTGTTGGTCATTTTAATTTAGACTTATTTGACGTCTGATAGTATAAATAGAGTATCAAGAGGGCAGATGCTTCTCTTGATTATAACTGAAAAATGGCTCCTATAAAATAGCCCAAAAAAAAGAAAAGAGACATCTCATGGCATCTTTAGACGAAATCCGCGCCAAACTGCTTGCTCAACAGACCAAGGCAGATGGAGGCGGTCAACGCACTGGCGGCGACAACGCCATGTATCCCTTTTGGAATACTCCTGAAGGTGGATCCTCACTTCTCCGTTTTCTTCCTGATGGTGACCCCAGCAACACGTTTTTCTGGGTGGAACGCCTGGTAATCAAGTTGCCTTTCCAGGGTGTCAAGGGCGAGCATGACCGAGAAGTATTGGTTCAAGTGCCCTGCATGGAAATGTATGGTGAAACTTGTCCCGTGCTGGCAGAGACTCGCCCCTGGTGGAAAGATGAAAGTCTTCAGCCCTTGGCTCGCAAGTATTGGAAAAAGAAGAGCTATCTGTTCCAGGGTTTTGTTGTGCAGAGTGGTTTTGAGGAAAAAGAAGTTCCTGAAAACAAAATCCGCCGCTTCATGATCAATCCCAGCATCTTTGAAATCATCAAGGGCAGCTTGATGAATCCTGAAATGGAAGATCTGCCCACTGATTTTATTGCTGGCCGTGACTTCAAGCTGGTCAAGACCACCAAGGGCGGTTTTGCCAACTACAGCACCAGCAACTGGTCTTTCAAGACTCGTGCGCTCAATGATGTGGAATTGGGAGCCATTGATGCTCACCAGCTGAGTGATCTCAAGGACTTTTTGCCTCCCAAGCCCAACGCGGAACAGCTGGAAGCCATCAAGGAAATGTTCCAGGCTTCCGTGAATGACGAAGCGTATGATCCTGCTCGTTGGGGTCAGTTTTACAAGCCCGCCGGTGGTGGCAGTTGGAACACCAACAACAGCACTGGAGGCACTACAAGTGCACCTGCGGCTCGTCAGGACAACAGCAATGCGGCTGCGGACGCAATGAGTCGTTTGCAAGCTGCTCGCGCTCCCGTGGCGGAAAGTGCCATCTTGGCACCTGCAGTGGAAACGGCTCCTACGGCTCCCACTGCGGCACCCAGCACTGGCGGATCCCAGTCCGCTGCGGATATTCTCCGCAGAATCAAGGAAAAGCAGGCCAATTCCGGTCAATGATGAATCTTGTGGTGTCCAGAGTGTTTTGGACACCACAATGCTTTTCAGTCCTGGTGGTCTCAAACAACAGTCGTGTCATGCTGTGAGACTGGGAGGACCCACCTCTGAATCATCAGAGTAATGACTCCATAGCTCAAAACAATAGGAAGAAAATCAATGAAAACAATTGATCTTGCTCGTTTTAGAAAAGATATTGTAAAGTCCCTGGATGGTATTTCCGTGGGATTCAATGACCCCAAGTATTGGGTCAGCACTGGCAACTATGCTTTGAATTACGCCGTGAGTAGTGACTTTACCAAGGGTATTCCCTTGGGCAAGGTGACAATGTTTGCGGGGCAGAGTGGCAGTGGCAAAAGCTACATCGCCAGCGGCAACTTGGTAAAAAATGCTCAGGATGCTGGATACTTTGTGGTACTGATTGACAGTGAAAACGCACTGGACAGCGACTGGCTCAAAGCCCTGGACGTGGATACCAGCGAGCACAAGCTGTTGAAGATCAACGCCGCAATGATTGATGACGTGGGCAAAATTGTCAGCGATTTCATGAAAAACTTCAAAAGCGAATACGCAAGCACTCCCAGGGAAGACCGTCCCAAAGTGTTGTTTGTTGTGGACAGCTTGGGTATGTTGTTGACGCCCACGGATGTCAACCAGTTCCAAGCGGGTGAAATGAAGGGCGACATGGGTCGCAAGCCCAAGGCATTGAATGCGTTGGTTCGCAACTGCGTGAATATGTTTGGTGAATGGGATATTGGTTTGGTTTGTACCAATCACAGCTATGCCAGTCAGGACATGTTTGATCCCGATGACAAAATCACTGGCGGTCAGGGTTTTGTTTATGCTTCCTCAATCGTGCTGGCAATGCGCAAGCTCAAACTCAAAGAGGATGATGAAGGCAACAAGACCACTACTGTGCAG